CTCGACACAAGCGTTAGGTTTACACTTGTTACATTACGACAATCTGGAGTTTGTTAACTCGGTTAATTCCGAGACCAATTTTACGTTATGGTAAACAATACAAACATATACATGACAATTACTGAGAGTATTTATTTTGGTTTGGATTTTCTTGATATACAATTTTAGCCCAGACTTGTAACGTTTCCGCATACGTAACAGACGCACCAGCATATAACTGAGACGCTGTACTATCAGCCAAAGCGCCTTCTATGCTGTTAAACAGCCAGATAGCACCCGAGTTGATAGCAGAAAGGTACATTATTTGTCCATCTGCAATAGCCATGGTATTATTAGTAGTTCCATTAAGGGCATACATAAAGAAATTCGAGGACGTTGTGGCAGAAAAAGTACTATTCGAGACATCTAAAATAATCTCATAAATAGCACCTGTAGGCGGAGATAAAGCTGTTATAGTCGTACCTCCAATACCAGTAGTCCCAAATGAATTAACCACCAAGGCAGTGGTGCCAGCAGTTTTAGCGCCAGAGACGACTAAAGCTACTTGGTTCCACTGAGCTGCAGCACCAGCAAAAGTTGCAACATTACCAATCCTAGGATTAATACTGACTTCTCGGAATTCATAATCATAATCTAAGATAATATAACCAGGACTATCAGAAGTCGAGGTCTTACTATACAAAAATAGGTCACGATCACTATACAACTCAAGTTTCGGAGTAGCACCCATATCGGTGCTCTTCCAATTCGCCGAAGGTCCTAAATACACACTATGATTGGTCCATTGAGGGCCCAAAATAGTATACTCATCACTGAGTACATAAGGTAAAAAGGTTGAAGTTGTAGGTCCGGGAAGCACAGACCCCTCATTACGTCTAACATAAAACATAATGTCACCATTAGCAGATGTCGGCGAGGAAGTTATAAAATGTGCCGTTAAGGATCGCAATTTAAACTGCCCATACATAGCCGCCATCTGGCGAAGAATAGAGGAAGGCAAGCACATGGGAGTGATGGGTATACCACCAACTAAAACCCAGGCTGTAACAGTTCCAGAATTCAGGGGTTGAAAACCAAAATCTCTACCAACAACACGAGCCCCTGTAGCGGTATGAAAAACTTGCGTTTTCATGCCACGCAAAGAATTGCCAATAGCAACAGGAGCAGTATTAATAGCAGAGACAGGACCAAAGGGAGCACTCGATGCGTTAACAGACGATCTACGCTGTGGTGCACTTCGAGTGACAACCTTTGATACTGATTTCTTTTTGGGAGAAGGTCCTTTAGACTTTTTCCCATTTCTATTAGACTTTTTAGCCATAATATAATACTAGTAACTACTAATATTACGACGTTTACGTCGATTTCTTTTCACACTACGGTAATTACCTGTAGTGTAAGGATTATACTGAAGAGATGCGTCACAATTAACGCAAGGTTCAGTTTCTTTAGATTCGGGAGCGTAAACTGTGTCAGGAATTGATCCACGCAATTTAGGCTGATAAGGAACTTGAGGTTTACTCTGTTCAAAATCGTCTTTCGATCTCGGTCTAAAGGCACTATAATTATCGTCGTTATTAAAAACAGACGATTTCTTCGGCAACTTCGATGCGGCTAAACCGTAACCTAAAGCTGCTATTCCGAAGGGTATAGCGAAAATTTTTCTGTAAATTTGGTTACCGTATAAAACAGCAACCGCGTAAGCAGAAGATGTGGGGTCTTTTCCGAATGTAGTTTCGAAAAAGGCTTCGTCAGCAACTTCTTGAAGTTGCCAATCACCGTCACTTAAAGCGTACGATGAGTCGTGTATCTGACAAGCTAAATCTAACTCGTCAACTGGTAATCTAGATCCTTTTGAAGTACTAGATTGTATCCTACCGTCGGAATAATAAAAACCGCAGTAGTTTCTTGTGAAATCCGTATTGGATTCCTTCACTTACTTTTTCCCTACCTAACCTACCTAATGTGGGAAGTCAATCTAAAAGATGCATTCGCATCCTTTAGATTTGTACCTCCAATAAGAATTAGATTTGTAAATTGAAGTATCAACCAATTGCGGATGGTACTTCAACAACCATTGGAACATATCCTCGAATACTTTATACCGAGGCAAGTCCCAACAGTAATTCATCATATGGGATACCAACGCAGCAGCTAAAAATTCGGGCTTTGTAGTCCGAAGATTATAGATATGCTTGGTAAACCGGACAGGCTTGTATCTAACAAGCCCACCGAATTCCCAAATTTCGGTTGAGAAAAATTCGGCACCATTAACTGTGTCATGCAGCTTATGGCCCGTTATCCTAATACCTAAACGTGAATATTCAAATATACAACGATCCACATCAAAATCGTCAGGAACCGCCTGAAGCACATCATCCCCTCCACAGACAATATTCATATCTGGGGAGAGGATCTGTGCATCAGTAAGGTCCATTCTTATGGAGACAAGCAAATGCAAAATGAGTTGACTAACTGAGTTAGCAAAATAAGTTAAGACCCAGCCGCTTTTCATGATACCGCTTTCGTTAACACGATAGCGGTGACCATTAGAGCAACGGTACACGGAATCGACAGAAACTTCGTCGATTGCATTGACGACATCCATAAGATATTCTTCGAATTTATCATCAGACATATCAGGATGCTTTATCACAAGCTTCAATATAATCCGCTTGAAGATGTCGTAGACATATCCAAACATGTTAAAGTCCCAGTTAGATTTATCTGTTTCTAAAACACGCTCAGACATCCGGCGCCATAGGTTCTCTACATCCCCCGGAACTTGGGGACTAAAGAACACCACTGGGCTCTTCCTCCAATTTGACACTCCAGCAGACGTCATCGCGCTGAACAACGTCTGGTGTTTAACCATCTTGTGAAGAGGAAGTGCAGTTATGATCCGTAACATACAATCATCAATTTTCTTCATCTTATGGGGTTCACCCTTAAGGAAGACCTTGAGATCAAAAGGAGCATCCCACTCCCTAATTACAGTGTCTATCAATCCATCGACACCCAGTTCACGAATGACATCTGAATTGAGAGGCATCCCATCCGCACCATACGGGTGCCCTGCACTCTTACTACCTTTTACTAAAGTGGACTCTATAATACGGCGAATTCCTTCAACCGACTTATAATCCGGGTCGGGCATATACTTATTATGCTCTAAAAATTTTTCAGCCAATGCCACAACCCTCTCGATCTCCTTCTCCGTCGGAGGAGCCACTATTGAATTTAATCTATCTTCGTACATCGCCAAATGCTTCACCAAAGAGAGCTCTTCGGCTTTCTTGGTTATAACTGGCTCACCGTATGCGTCAGGAACAAACCCTTGCTTGGCTACCTGCTCGTTAAAGCTTTCTAGCATATCTAACGCTATAGGCTGAACGGGCGGATAGGCGCCTGTAAAAACAGCCGCCTTGTCCTCGACCTGCTCGAAAATATTTGGATTCAACCCCAAAGAGAGGACCACGTTAGGCGGAGCTTGCTCGTAATTCAAAGCTGGCTTCTTCTTTTTAAGTTTCGCCAACTCCTTATTACGGGTAGTTCTCCTCCCTCTATCATCATAATACGGGTCGTCGCCATAAGGATCCTGTTCAAGGGTCGGTATGTCGGCCATCTCATCATCTGAGTATCCCGCATCATAATCATCCATAGCGTCCTTATCTCCATACACGTGAAGTTTCGACTGATAGTACTCTTCATTCAAGTACACCACCTGCCCATCACGGCCCATAAAGATATGTTCGCCGTCCTCACTTTCTATCCGTCCTTCCTTTCCATGAAACCAAGCTACTTCGCCCCGCTCGGAAATCACTAAGTCTGAACTATACTCATGGGTGTACTTCATCGCATGCAAAATAGATTCAATACGTACGGCCTCATTTCTGTCGCCTTGAGCGGCATAATGAAGACCGACCATATTGGACCCACAAAACACGGGACCACCCGAAAACCCTTTGTTAGTACTGGCCGTGTGCCATAGAATGTGGCGTCCACTATCACCAAGGGTCTTACCGACCGCACTTACTAACACGCAGTTATCCAATCCTACCGTACTGATCTGTTGATTGTATAAGGAGGGCTTTCCAACAGGCACCTTAGTAATGCCAGCTGAGTTCCAAAAATCTGCGTCTTTTAGAACCGCAAAGACGTCCAAACACCCGAAATCAACACCCAGGTCAGGATCAAACTCTTCAATAGTCAAATCTCTAATCTTTCTACTGTTAAGTGTGACCTTGACACCGTGCTTAAACGGCACGATCGCCGGTATTCTTGTTCCCGAGAAGATGGTATTGGCGACATGGGCGGCCGTGACCAAATAATCATTAACACGACAACCCATACCTACTAATTCAATAGCACCCACCTCACTATATGTTACAATAGCAAACACCCCAGGTTTAAAGGCACTCTCATGTAATGTACTGCCGGGCATAGCCATTTCCAAAACAAGAGTAGTATCTTTCGGAGCGTCGGGCACTTGATAAAGTTTACTACCCACACGAATGTTGTACAAGTGAGATCCATCGCCATTTCGGGTCACGGATTCAACAAAACCTTTATCCATATCGCCAGTTAACGACGAGCTAGGAATCAAAGTTGGGGCACAACACCATCTGAATAATCGCTTTAGCATATTGCTTAAAGCACGAGCAATGTAAGGCATGGCGCTGAGGCACATAACTAACACCACCACCACCATTATAGCCACGAGTTCAATGTCCAGCCGCTCAACGGCGGTGCCTAAAGAATCGATGGTCTCAATGACGGTCTCGGCTGCGGAACAGACTTTCTCCGCAACAAATAAGGCAGCTTCACCCAGACCCAGCAAGAAGAGCCTGAACCACCTCATGTAAACTTCACCAAGACGGGGTAACAACCCCACGTCGCCTGCTCCGTCCGCTATACCGAACTGTCCTAAGACACCCAGCAGCTTTAAAAGCGTAAGCACGTTCCACTTCTGACGAAATGTTCTGAGCGTACGATCGACGACAACAACAGGCTCTGAGGCCTCTTGTGTCTCCGTTATGCCATATTCAATGGCATCGACGTCAGCCCCGTGCCTCTGCAACACAGCCAATGAAGGATAGTGTTGCAAACGAAGCGCTCTAATATATGACAAATATTGATATGTATGATATGCATTAAGTGGACCAACAGTTAAATCTACGTGTTTAAATAAATAACAATGATACCACACAAATTCATTGAACAAATGAGAGCCGCCCCAACCGGCGGTTATGAAGCGTTCACGTAAGTTGAGATTCTCAACCATCTCCGTACCAATGAACATGGGAGACGATGCTAACAAACAATCAAGATAAGCATAATCATCGACCAATCCACG